GCAAATTCCCGGACGACTCGAGCGGTTGCAGGCAAAGCTACGGTCCAGATGGCAAAAGTACTTTTACCTGCAGCCATTAGAATCAGTGGTCTCGCGAATAATCGTCACGCTCAGGCGCTTGGAAGAAGCGCGATAAATTTCAGCCTCGCGACAAATGCTACAAGAAACAAGCATGCGAATAACCTGGTCAATGCAATGGTAAACTANTACTTTTCACCAGGTAATTTCTCGCCTCATACGAAACAGATTGCTCTTGGTGCGCTCAACAAAATGCGAACGTATGCCCCCGGTCATTATAACGCGCTGAAATGGTCCGTGGTTCGCAAGGCTCCAAGAATTCTATATAAAAGTGTTGTGAGATAGTATATGTCACTAAANCGNAACAANAATTTAACAGCAAATAATGCGAGACGGATGACACCTGCAGCTGCGCGAGTAACTTTACGAAATACCCGTCTTAGCACACTCGCGAAAAAGGGGCAGCGTGGGTTGGTTATTTTTTACCTTCTTCTGGTGTCATCTTTAGCCCCTCAAGTTGAAGGTTACATTCCATGGCAAACTATGGAGGCTCTCAGAAACAGAAGTCCCACCGCGCCTCTCCTCACAAATGCTCAAAAGAGTGCAGCATCTTCAGCTGCTAAACAGGGTGCAGTTATTGCAGCAGGTTATACAGGTGGTGCTGCAGGTGCAACAGCCGTTCTACTTGCTCAAATTCGTTCGGATCCTATGGTACAGTATGCACTGTTACTTTCAGGAATAGCCATATTCGTGTATAGATTATTGTCTATGAAAATGGCGGCAAATAACAGAAAATTACAAACACTCAAATTGAAACAGGAGTCAGAAGAAAGAGAAAAAAATCGTAAACACCAACTCGCAATCATAAACAGACAACAAGAGATGTTGAGCCAAATGATGGCTCAACAACAGCAGGTACTTCCGAATATAGTAATGGCAATCATGCAAGGTCGCGACCCACCACTTGCACAGATTGCTGGAATATAATATATTTATATGACAAGATGCCATCTCCTCGTCGAACTCGATCACTATCGATTGCCGGAAGTGCCGGAAGACACGTACCTGCTCAGCGTTTGGCAGTTCTAGCAGCATCTTTAAACGCGGCACAGCGTAGACAAGCCGCGCCCGCGCGTCGTCCACCTACGGCTGAAAGACGCGCTGGAAACGTTGCCGCGCGAGCACAACCACTCGCCGCTGTCCCCGTCCCACGTAGACGACGTAATAATGCCCGACTTAGAAATGAACTCACTGAATTAAGACTGTCCCGTCAGGAAGAACTCAATAGACTTAGACAACAACTAGCAAGACAATATAATGCTGCACTTACACAGAGACAGGCAAATATTCGCAGCGCATTGACAAATCAGTTTGCTAATATGTCACGTCAAGTAAATAGTACAGCAATAAACAGAACTCGGGCACAAGCTAACGCAAACTCTAAACGCAAACTTCTGGCAGCTATAAACAAGGTTAAAAATATTATAAGAATCACCAGGCAGCCACAGGAATATTTAGCATTAGTCAACGCTATAAGAAATTACAGTGAGTTACCAGGAAATTCTGCACACTTGAATGCGAAAGCAAATGCGATTTTTAGAGCTTACGGCGCTTTACCTGGAGGAGGTGGACTGGGTCCTAAAACCAAGCTCAAAGTTGCGAGAAAACTTCAAGAACTTGGCAAAATATACTCGAACAGACACGGAAATACACTCTATGAAGCGGGATTAAGATCTGGAACATCTTATATAGGAGGAGGCATTGTCCGCGCTATAGCTCGGAGACTGGCTTAAAACTAATTTTACTTTAAAATTCATGGAAGCTATTGCCCATGACATATGGACTTCACTCGGTCCAGGGTACAGTGAGTCTGTGTACCACTCAGCCTTTGAGGTGGCTCTGAGAAAGCATGGCATTTCATACGATACGGAAAGGATAATTCCCGTATATTATGAGGGTCTAAATGTCGGTCACGTCAGGGCTGACCTCATCGTGGGCGACACCGTCATAGAACTCAAGTCTGTCTCCCGCCTTACCGAGCAATTTCGAATTCAAATTCAAAATTACATGAGACTCCTGGGTCTCCAGAAAGGGATCCTCATCAACTTCCCCATGGGTCACGCAGCCACTCCCGAAATTGAATCAATTTTGATTCAAAATTAAAAATTATATGGTCTTAATGAATTCCCACTCGAGTTCCTCGCATATTTTTCTCCATATCTGATCCTGGATATACAGTTTCTCCTTGGACTTGAGCAAGGGGAAACATGGAAGGTACATGTCTTCCCCGAGCAATTCACACATTTTATAAAGGACATATGAATAACTCAAAAAGTTTTTGCGGGCGGCTGGCTTGTGCTTCTCGAACGGTGCCTGAATCTTGTGAAACATGAGACGGAGCTTGTCTTCAAGTGGTTGGTCCATCGTTGGAGGAGTGATACCACCGAGTATAGTTGCAATATAGGGCGCGTGCTCATAGTACTTGTTCTTGTCGAGCTTCTTCAGTAAGGCTCGCACCTTTTCATGAGTAATCTCATCGAGGTTCTTAATCTTCATCTTTCTAAATTCCGTCCTCAGTTGCCCTATGACATCCTCAGGCACGCTCGTCGATTCCTTCGCCTGAAACTGTGAAATCCATTCGTTAAAATGGTTTTCACGTTTGTAGGAATATACGACATTCTTCTCAATCTCTTGCTCCTCCTTGAACCCGAGCTCCTCTGATAAAAAGTACTCTGTGTGTCCACACTCCATGCATATGATATCGCTTTGCTGATCATCAAGTACCTTGGTAAAAGCTTTTCCGCAGTTTTTACAGGGCTCCACGTCCACCTCGCACTTTTTCTCAAAACATTCATCCTCGTCCTCAACCTCCTTGAGATATTTTTGATAGATGTCCTTTCTTTTCACGCCCGTGCGTGACCCAATCTGGAGGTTTGCAACCGTCTTGGTCGTGGAGACGGTCGGTAAACTAACCCCTGTGTATTCCCGGATAACGGGAACGCACATGAGTAAATAATCTGCCAGCTCGTCCGCAGATTTACAGTTCCGTATTCTTTCATCGTACCTTGCTTCCATTATATAAAAAACATATTATTTCTTAATTAATCAATTTTTGGAGCTAAATAAAATTTCAAATCTCCTAGATTTGCAATTGTATATCTGAAAACAATGGGCATATTTTCATTATTTGCATCCTGCATAATCTGTATACTGGAACACATGTTTGTCGCCTTGGTGAAAAGGTTGATGTATTTGAGACTGAAGCACCCGCCGACGCGCTCATCAGGTCCTTTGTCAGCACACTCGATGTCAGTCTTTTGGTTGGCAAAGTCGCCTATGCAGCTCAGCTCGAGTGTGTGCCCATGACGGAAAATACTAATCTCGTTCGAAAGATTACCCATGTCCCGGGTATATCTCTGGAAGTCAATAGAGGGCATGGTCGTCACCAGGTTCATGTGAATATCCGGGAGATCCAGTATGTCCTCGTTGATGTCAAGCAATTTTAGTTTAAAATTAGTAAATGATTTCTTGACCGAGTTTTCTATGACGATGTCCATATAGTCCCGACCGGTGATAGACATGGTCAGGGTATCCTGGCTCGTAATGGACTTGAGAAGCTTGTACACATTTGCCATGTTCAGACCGGCGATGATGTCAGCCTGACACTCATACTCTTCGAAATTTTCAGCCCCAAGAACCATATGCACCAGGGTAACACGAGCCGTATCCAGGGTCAAGACGTGAACACCCTTGTCTGTAAAATAGACATTCACGTCATTGATGATATCCTTGAGAACCTCGAAAACAGATTTAAGCGCCGAGGCTTGTATAGTCTTTAGATGCATTAATAAGTGTGCGTTTTTTCCCTCTAAGTGTTTGAACTTCTAATTTGCTGCATTGCATCTGCAATATTAGTTGAAATTTTAGCTTCCAGCTCGGGGGTGATTTCCGGCTGAAGCTGTTGACCGAATTTGTCAAATTCGAAAAGGGTTGGCATTTCAGTACCGTCTATGTTCGAACAGGAGCTGGGACTGGGGTCCCAGGACTCAAACTCGAATGGAATCATAGACTCAAGCCACGGCTTGATGTCGCCTCCAACTTTCATGACTCCCTCATTGGTCACAAGAGTTGGGACCATGGTGATCTTCTTGGAGGGGACTCCCAGCGTCGTGATATTGTGATACCGGATAATTTCATTCAGGGAAGGCTGGGTCTTGATGTACTCGATAATTTGACCTGAAAATTTGCACTTATCAGAATAGACCAGGAGGGCCATTTAAATTAGGTTACTTTTTTTGGACAGGATAATTTCGCAGCTTAATAATAATGAAGGACCTGATGATCCTGCTACTCGTGATTATCGTGGCGTTCCTGGTATGGAACAGCCGGGTCAACCTGTCTGGATACGTTGCCCCAACGGCAAACACTGGAAACGCGCCCGTCCCACCTGACGTTATCCAGGCAATCATCGAAAAGGTTCAACAGAGCAAGCCAGACGAGTACCCACTCGAAACGCTCTTCGTCACGCCCCAGGCTGACGGCACCTACACAAGCCGTTTCATGTTTTTCAATACTCGCAAGTTTCTGGGAAATCAGTACGATGTCGTCGCAAAGATCCGTGAGGACGGGAACGTTGATATCACAAGCATGACTGAATTTGCAAAGTCAGATCCAAGCGCTGGATACAAGCCCGACACCTACAAACCATATGATGATATTCAGGTAAATTCCACGTCTCAACTCAGAGCAGTTCTGGCAACTCGCCCAGAGACGCCCGTGGTGACGAATATGACACTGGGGACGCGCTCCTAAATCACAGTTGCTGCGCACCTGGTCTCTGAATAACTCCTTCAGACTTGATAGGGATGTCCGTGTCTGCACAGGACATTGCAAAAATGGAGCACGCACGTAAAAATGCTCGAAAAGAGTTTTATAAAGCCCTTCTCGAGCAATTTTGTAGGAAAATTAAAACTTCTGTACAGCTCGGTCAGCGGGAGTGCGTCCTGACAGTCCCTGTGTTTCTGGTCGGATTTCCCAAGTATGATCTCCCAACAACCGTTCGATACATGTGTCGCCAGCTTCAGCGTCTAGGCTACATTGTTAATCTCATGGGTCCCCTAGACATAAAGGTTTGGTGGAAGAAACCTCCTGTCCATCAAATGCTCCCCGAAGAGGTGGAAGAGGTGGAACTCCCCAGTCTCGTGAATTTACAAAAGATGGCGAGTACCCTGAGAAAGAAACCTAGTAAATAATAAATGACTAATTCGCCACGGTACGGACCCATCGGATACGGAAATAACAAAATGCCCAGATGGATGAAACTTATTTTTGAAAGCTCAAAAAGTCTATCTCCACTGAGATCTCACCCCTTGAGTTCTCCGTCCATCAGGGTGATCAGACGGCGTGTGCGGAGAGTCAAAGCTAAATAAGTCCTTGTATCTTATTAACAATGGAACTCATCAACGAATCCGAGCGTCGTTTCACGAAAAAACTGTGCGATTCAATGACACCCACCATGATCGAGACGTTCTGGGAGATTTGGCTCGAGGCTCAGAAGGAGGCAAAAGGGAAGAACACGGTCCAGGTGTTCCAGCAGCTCCTCCGTGACGTCAAGACGTGGAATTCTTCAATTTCAAACAAAAATACAGAGGCGATCGTCAAGAGTAACCCTATGTTCCCCAAGCTGCTCGCCGCCGTCTTTGTGATTCACGTCAAGATTCTGAGCGCAATTCGCACTGATAAAAAGTCGAAGAAGATTTCAATCAAGCTTCCAGCCAATGACGTGTTTGTCCAGCGTGTCTATGAGGCGTGTGCCAAGGATATTTACGAGGACCCAGATATCATCGTAAACAAGAACCACGGGGATGAGCACAGAAAGAAGGAGCTTCACAAGCGTTTCGTCCATCACATCTGTGAGATCATCGAGCAACTCGTGCCCATGGCTGAAATCCTGGACACGTACCTGAGTATGCCAACAGGTGATGAGGGTATGAATTTTGACGAGGAGGAAGAGGAAATGGAGCCACAGGAGGAACTTGACCCCCCGGGTGAGGAGATGCCCGCCGCTGATCCCGTGGAGGGTCTCCCGACAAATAACATGCAATTTGGACAAACCCCAGGAGGAAGCGATACTGTGACCGTGAACAACTCATTGACCCCTCCTTCTGTTCCTGGTGGTACGCCAGCACCTGTTCAGGAGCAGAATCAGAATTTGTTTGATGACGCTCCAGATGATGTGAATGTGAAGAAAATCCCATAAAACTAATGTTTTACTTTATTAGAACATGGAACAGTACTTCCAAGAGCCGACCAGTGCCGCACTCATAGCAGCAGCTGTCACTATGGGATACGTCTTTATTCGTTCCAAAATGAATGGAGATGGAAAAATTAAAAATTCAGATTATTTCAAGCCGGCTTTTCTCGTCGGTCTTTTGGTTTACTTTATTGTGAGCCAGGGGCAGGGATCTCACGGTCAGGCGACAAAGGAACCGTTTTAGAGTTAAAGAATTAAATAGTAAAAAAGGGATGGCGTCGTACACCGCATTCAATGAAATGTACACCCAGTTTCTCGGTGAGCTTGCTCAGACTTTCCCCGAGGAGCCTGCGATTGAAAAGATGCTCAAAAAGCACAAGGATGAGAAAACTTATAAAAAGGTGATGAACAAGCTGAGTCCATGGGCTCAGCAGATTATGGAGAAGGACCCCAAGTTTTTTTGCGAGGAGAATGAGTTTGTCACGACCCTGAATCTGCATGAGATTTGGAAGAAGGATGACGTATCAGAGGCGACGCGTCAGGCGATCTGGCAGTATCTGAGCTCCCTCTACGGCTTTGGCGTGACGCTCCAGATGATCCCACCTCAGTTTATGAATATTATCGAGTCTGAGGCTGAGAATTGCGCCAAGGGACTCAAGGAGTCTGGCGGCGAGCTCAACGAGGCGAACATTATGGCTGCAGCTCAAAGCATGATGAGCAAGCTCATGGCGGGCGGGGGTTTCCCAGGACTTCCGGGTGCTCCACCTCAGCGAAAGGCGACCAAGAAGGACTTTATGGCACTGGACTAAAGACGAGTCGCGAAGCGACTCAGATCCAGGCTCTGACGGACAGTCCCTTCGGGACTGGACTAAAAACAAATCTCACTAAATTACAGCATGGATCCAAGAGAGATTTTTGAAACAAAAGAGCTTTTGAACTTTTGGCCGACCGCCACCCAGACGGCACGCGAGCGCGTCGCAGCGACGACTCGTTTTATCCTGTACGCCACGTGCATCATTTACATTATTAACCGCGATGTACGGGTTTTTGCTCTTGGTATCCTCGCAATCGCGATCCTGTACTACCTGTGGACAATGAATATGATTTCTGATGGAAAGATGCGTCCATCTTCTACAGACGGGCGCGTTCCCGGACCCCTTCGCGGTGAGGTGACGCTGCCGACATTCGACAATTCCATGGGCAACGTTCTTTTGAGCGACTACGTGGATAATCCAGACCGACCAGCAGCAGCATGGTACCCAAGCATGCGTACAGAGGTTCAGACCACATGGAGTCAGATTCACCCATTCGAGCGTCAGCGTGATGCTGAGCGCAATTTCTACACCATGCCTTCGTCCACGATTCCCAATGACATGGCTGCTTTTGCCTATGGCGCATTTGGCAAGCCGTTCGCACCAAAGTGCCACGACCAGGGCGGTGCCGCTTGCGACCCAGACCGCTTCTACTCTGCATTCCCAGAGAGACCTCAGATGCGCGCAGGAAACGGAAGATAGATTAAAATATAAGCAAGTATTAATAAAATGCCAACTCTGGACAATAGCCACAACATCCTCCAGAAGGATGTTTGGATTGGTCCCGCCCAGGTTGTTTTGGCAGACAAGACCGACGTCGAGAGCATGCTCCGCGAAAAGTCAACCTCTGCATGGAACAAGGGCTGGTCAGAGAAGCCATACGACTTCCCCAACACCTATGTGAATCTTCCTCTGCGCGTGCTCATGTGGAACCCAATTACCACGTTTGGCGACATTCAGAATGAACGTTTTGACCAGCGTTATAACACCAAAAAGCCAAAAACATTCAGCCGCTAAAAAAGATATCTTATTAATAATAATGGATCCACTGGCAATTGCAGCCGTGGTCGGTCTTGTGTTTGCCGGAAAGCGACTTGCAGATGGGCGTGAAGAAAGCACCCAGCCAGGTCGCAAACCTTTACCTGCAACCACGAAACCCCTTACTCGCCGGGACATAGATTTGATGGGGAATAGCCGGGATCATTCTAAGGATTATGCCGACTTTATGAACACGACCCCCGATGTAGGTCGGCGTGTCGGAGATTGGCGTCTCCAGCCCAAGGAGGCTGTTGCAAATCTTCAGGATGTTACACAAACAAATTCTCGTTTTCCATTTGGTCAGCCAGTCTATGACATGTACAACCGTCAGTATGTTACAAACAAGATGAACAATGTGAGCCCCCTCGAGGCTCCCAACACAGTGGGACCAGGTCTGGGTGTGGGACCCAATGTCAAGGCATCCGGTGGTTTCCACGATTACTTCCGTGCTCTTCCAAACAATATTAATGAGGAAAAGCTCACGACAATTGAGGGTCGTCCAGGACCACCTAACCCCGTCGTCAAGAATGGCGGCGCCGGTGGTATTGGTGATATTACACACAATGCTGCCCAGACAAAGACGGCGTTCCGCCCACCAGGTGCTTTCGGTGGTGGCGGTGCCCAGGGTGCCCTGGTTGCCCCAGAGGGACGCCCAGATTACCTGCGTACACGCAAAACGACTCGGCGCCAGGAATCAGGGCTTCGCACAGACACTCTTTCAGAGGGTCCTCCAAGCTATTTCGTGCAGCAGCCATATGCAGGAGGTACAACTTCTTACACCGACAAGGCACTCACTCGCGCAAGCGGCGATCGTTCCAAGCCAGATCGTGCAGCAAATGGTGCTCGTATGAACGTCCGCAACGACCCAGTGAACCAGGTGGGCGCAGCAACCCAGCTCCGTCCAGAGGCTGAAATTCTTCCAGCGCCACCCATGGGTCCCACAGGAGTCAACCAGGGACGTGGCATCTTACCACCTCAATACGATGATCCACTCAACGAGCAAAAATCAAACCCCAATCCACGTGGAGAGCCCAACTTTTTGGACATCGCTATTCAGCAGCTTGAAAAGAATCCATTGGCTTATTCCCTGGCACGCCCTCCTCAAGTGTCTGTGAACTGTTGATTAAACCCGTGTCAAGTCCATTAAAAAAATATAGACAGAAAGTAAATGTCTGGAGGTGTCGTTCAACTCGTAGCAGTCGGACCTCAGGACGCTTGGCTGACAGGCAAGCCCGAGGTCTCTTTCTACCGGTCGAACTACAAGCGTTATACTCACTATGCCAACTCGGTCGAGCGTCAGGTTATTCAGGGCGCCCCCATTGCCAACGGCATTTCCACTATCCGTTTCGAGAAGAAGGGCGATCTGCTCAGCTACGTGTACCTGACTGCCCGTGACAACAACGGTGCAGGCATCGTGGGTCTGGATTGGTCCAAGGTTATTGACAAGGTGGAGCTGATGATCGGCGGTCAGATTGTGGATACCCACGACTTCGAGTACATGACCGACATTGAGCCAATTGTGGGCGCTCGCACCTATTCCGAGCGTTACCTGAAC